AGCTGGTTGGTGTTATCAATCTTTATTTTTTTAATTGCCATTTTTACAACCTCCTTTAGCCTGTTGGCAATATTGGCTTTGGTGGTGCTGAGAATAACGTCTTATACCCTGTAGCTTCTGGGACATAATCAGCTCTAACAATGCCTGTTGCATTATCTCCCGTAACAGTAATATCAATTGACTGTGTCTGTGGATCTTTGCCTTTTTCTACCGTCTTGTGCTTTGTCTTAATGCTTGATAGAGCAACGTTATACAAGATGCAGCGTCTTGACTGCACATCTCCCTCTCCCTGGAAGGCAATATAAACTTTAGGTTTCTTTGCTCCCTTAAGTAGGGCAATTCCGCCATCTGTCAGCTTTGTGTAACCTAGAAACTTAGTTTTAAATTCGTCTGAAAATCTAGCCATTTCCAAACTTCCTTCAAATCCATTGTCCTGATAATCAACGTAGTACTTAACGTTATCTGCCATAAACTCTGATGTTTCTGTTGATGGATCTAGTCCAAGCTCAACCGCACCAGGGACTTTATATGCTGGTCCTAAAGTTACTGTGCCAGTTGGACCTACTTCGTAAGTACCGACATGAACTTCTGACAGTCCAAATTCAACTATATTTTTATCCTGTACTTCTGCCATTTTCTTTCTCCTTTACACGTGATAGTAAATTAAAAACATTCCCTCATCATCAAGGAAAATATCATCACTTTTTTCGTAAATATAGCCATCATCTAGCAATGTTTGCTCGATGATAGCTTCCATCTTCTCGTCTTTCTTTGCAAAATAATACTCAATTTGATAATTGTTTTGCTTGTTATAAATTGTGTTATCAGCCTTGAACCCCTCTTGACCATCCCCAATGTATATCAAGTATGGTGGTTCTTGTTCTCGTTTAAAATGAGAATATCGAACTGGAAGTTTTGTCTTATTTAACGTATCTAAAATCATTTAAGCGCCCTTTCGATTCTGTCTGGCAATTCTTTGATGTATTTATTTGCGACTGGCTCTATATGCTTGATAGGTCTTACTCTTCCGCCTCGTTTACCGTGCACAACCATCGCATGACCATTTTCAAGCAAGTGAGTTAAGCGGTAATGCTTTTTGTTATGGACTATGTATTCAGGATTCTGAAATGTTCCCTTATTTTTCACTGTCCATCCTTTTGCATAACCTTTGTGATGAGTTTTAAAAAGCGAATCTGTTGCTCTTAAATCTTTGGCTGCATCTTTTGCCGCCTTGCCTATTTCACGCTCAGCAATTTTGCACGCTTCCGTCTCATAATCACTAAGTATTTCATTAAATTCCGCTACCCAATCACTCATTTTTTACATCCTTTAATTTCTTTGACAATGTAAGCTCTAGTTGTTTTCCTTTACGATATGTTCTGAGCACCCTGTACTTTTCATCATTCCAAAAAACAACCTCTTCATCTTCGTAATCTCTGTAATCTGCCAAAACCGCAACGCAGCTAGGTGACATATCAGCTGTAGCAGCTGCATAAAACTCACTCATCCTTATGCTGCGCATTTGCGCGAACACTTCACGCATTGTAGGTTTTGTTTCAAGTTCATTGCCATACTCATCAACCGCAAGTGTTGTTTTGCAAAGCTTAATGATTTCGTTATACATTCTTTTCTCCTTCGAGTTTCCAAGTGTGATACCCCTTGGAATTCTTGAGATTCCCAGACGTTATTTCCCAAGCTCTTGACCACAAGGCGCGCTCTTTTTCGTCGCTAGCCATGAATTGACAAATAAAATCAATGACAGCCTCTTCAACAAGGCTGTCATCTTGACTATTTGCTTTATTCTCGACTATTCCAAGTCTCACAAGTTCCGCTCTTGCGGTTTTTTCAAGTCTGTCTATTTCGCTATCCAGTTGAGTATGACTGATGCCAATTAGCTTTTTTACTGACTCTTTAATACTCATGCTGTTTCTCCTACGTTAAACGAAATTACGCATTCTTGAATGTAACGTGAGCATACGCCTTTGGATTTTCAAGTCCACCATCGAATGTAACTGCACCGGTGAAGATGGTATTTGCAGTTTTTGCCTCTAGTGTTGAAAATACCTCAAGTGGCCCGAACTCGTTGCAATCTAGCTCCCCGATTGTTCCAAAGATTGCTACATCGTTTGGAATCTGTGGATCTAGCTTAATAACAGCTCCGTACATTACACCCTTAATTGTTGGATCTACCTGTGCAGATTCGATGAACATCTTCTTGCCTGACTTGTCCTCAATTGCAGCAAACTTGTTATAGATAGTGTATCTGTTTGCATAAACAACTGACTGGCCTGAACCGTCCAACTGCCCCATAATCTTTCTTATGGTCTTATCATCGCAGTCTACGTTAGTTAGCTTGTTTTCTGTCGCAATTGCAACGTCTGCATTAACAGCAATGCCAGTCTTAGGTGCAACACCAGTTAGTCTTGCAATAAGAACTTTTTCCTTTGCTACTCCGATTCTCTTGGCAATATCTTCTGTTAGCCACTTTTCAAAGGCATCAATCGACATGAACTTCATTTTTCTTGTCATTGTTGCAGTCTTGCTAATATCAACACCTGTCATTGGTACTAGCTTGAACTCGTCCTGTTCGTCGTCGTTTGCTGTACCTTCAGCAACTGCAGCTGCATCTCCTGCTGTAATAGACGTTCTTACAGGAATTGCAAATCCCTGTTCCATTCCCTGAGATACTGCATCATCTAGCAGTGGTGTCTCGTGGTGAAGCAGATCCTTAATTCTATCTAGCGTTACTGTCGGAACGACCGCTCCAGTATTTGCAGTTGTCATTGTGTAGGCTCTGTTTTCTATCTCCGTTAGCTCACCTAGGAGCATAGTTCCCTCATTCATGTCTTTAGCCATTCTCTTGAGCCATGCAGTTCTATACTCTGGAGAATCTGCGTTGTATATCTTTTCTGTAGTCTGTGGCATAGTTGCACCCCTCTCAACTGTTGTAGTAGTTGTTGTTCCTGTCGCAATTCCTTCTGCAACCTGCTTTCTCTTTTCGATCTCAGCAAGCTCTTTCTCTCTGTCCTTGAGTTCCTTCATATCATTCGTAAATTCCTCAATCTCTGCTACATCTGTGCTCTTTCTTACCTGAGCTGTGATTTCTTCAATCTTGCTTCTGCAAGATACTGCTGTTAAATAATCTTCTCTTTTAATCATTTTAATTCCTCCTAGTTTTCAGTTAGAAAATACTCATATTTTGCACGAGCCACGCTTACTGCGTTTTTGCTTGCTGCTTCCTCTTGGTCACTTGCTGCTTCCACGATTCTTCGTGCTGAAATTTCTGTTGCTTCATAAGCTGGTATATCTACAACAGAAACATCGTACAATTTATCAATTTCAGTTATTCGGATTCTAACAATCTTTAGATTGTTGTCCTCGTCAACCTCTTCAGAACGTTCATACTTTTTTGTAGTAAATGCAAAGCTCATTTTATTAAGATGCGCTCTCTTGATGTCTCTGAATAACTGATTATGACCTTCGTCATCATCCCATAGCTCTGTTCTCATCTCGAGGCCATTGCTCTTTAGGTTGAGCTCTAAATCATTACACTTGTCGTTGTGCCTTGCAAACACCCTGCCGCAATGATTAACGTTGAATATTACGTCACTCATGTCTGCGTTATCAAGAGCTCCTGAAACAATTGTCTCTCGAATCTCGACATTCTGACCATCCCAGCCCTTGTATTTACACAGAACTGTTTCATTGTCATACACTACCGGCATACCTTCAATGATGTGATGTTCTTTTCCATCATCAGCCTCTTCAGCAGCTCTTGTCTTAACATCAATCTTAAAATCTCTAAATTGAAAGCCCTTGCCTTCAATTAGATTCTTGATGTTGCTTTTCTCACTCATCTTTTCCCTCCTTTGAGTCTTCTTTTATCGTTGCTGTATCTAATCTCCTAATAGGTTCATCGCCCCATGAAGTTGGTGCCATATTCATCATCTTTCGCCATTCATTTATTGTTATTGCTCCAATATCGATATATTGTTTCAAATTCAGTTTTTCGGTCATTGAAATAAACTGAATCGCTGATGACTGAAGCTTTACAAATTCACCTCTTTCAAGCTGTTTTTGCGTGAATATTTTTGCCGACAAAGCTAGAGATAAATTGATTAAAAATGGTTCTATTTTCGCCTCATAGAACACTTGTGCTTCATCTGCAGTCATAGATGACTGAATAACCTTATCATTGACTCCAAAGTATCTATAAACATTCTCTCGATACTCTTTCATCTGCGCCCATGTTGCTGTTAAAGGATTTAATGCAACTCCTTGGAACTCAAAATTTTTATCCAGGACACCAATTCCTCCTGAATTTTCTTTTGATAAGTAAGATTCAATAAACTGTTTTTTCTTATTTTCCAAATCTTCTGATGATAGTCCACCGGTAGAACTGTATCTAAGAACACCTCTTAAGTTTGCTGTTGATTGAAATGCATTTTTTAAAGCTTCATCAGCTTTATGATTCATTTCCAAGGTATTGAGTATTGGTGCATTTGATTCTCCAACTATGTCTGATTGATAGTAGTCCTTTCTGAGAACTATTAAATCATCCCATGCCACAATCAATTCTTTCGAATTTTTGAGCCTAAACTTTATAAATAGCATTCCATCATCTGTTTTTAAAACCTCGAAATTGGTATAGATGATTGGATAAAAATTCCGAACTCCTTGTGGTGTTTTGTCCATCAAAATAAATACAGTATTTTCAATTTCATAAATTGTTCGAATCTTGCTTAGTAATTCTGCACCATTCATAAAAATATTTGGCGCATATTTAAGAGTCATTTCGACCGATTTATTACTTGAAGCAATGTCAGCTTTACTAGTATATTCCGCAAGAGTTCGGATACAGCTTCGCACTATTTCTGAAGCATATATATTTGCTCCAAAACTTGTAAATGTCGCTCTGAATCCTCCGTACTCTCTCCAGCTCGTCATTTTTTCTTTCACTTTCACAGTGAATTTTTTAATAAAATCAAACATTTCTCTCCTCTACTTGATTAATGACAAATATTCCTCTTCATGATTTTTCATGCATGTATATGCGTTCAACAAACTTACAGTGCCGTCAATTCTGCGATTGCTTTTTAGCTTTATAGGCATTTGTGATTCGATTCCTTGCGAATTAGCTGATTTTACAGCCGTGTTCGTCAAGCACCACAACGTAATTGGATTTTTATCGTAAACTACATTGTGCGCCTTAAATTCGCCTTTTAGCATTTTGAATGGATACGTCCAGGTAAATGCTCCCTGTGCAATTTTTTCCATCGTAAAACCGTAGTTTTCCATTTCCTCAACCCAATAACCGGCCAAGGCTCTGTCGTATCCTGACCAAAGAGGACTAATTTTGTTTGTTTTGCATACAGAATAAAACCATTCTGTTACATCATGATAATTTACTTGTGTTCCTCCACAAATAGTTAGCCACCCTTGTTCAGCCCATAGTCTATAAGGTGCTTCTGGTGTATCGGATTTTTCAATCTCTTCAACTCTGCTTTCAGGAATAAAGTAATGTTGAATTACATATATTTGTGGATCGTTAGGTTTCATAATCAAAAGCGTTCCACATGTTAAATCTGTTGTCGCTGATAAATCCGCACCACCTATCGCATAGCTGTTATACAGATAATCCATATCAAGCTTCTTTTCATTCAAAGCCTCTTCATATTCAAGCCATGCAGCATTTGGATTTTCATTTACGTTAAAATCCTTTACCATGACTGTTGGTCTGAACTGCCTATCATTTCTTGCCTTATTTACATTCTCCTCCAGGATCTTTGCATTTTTGATTGTTCCAAGTCCTGGATTAGCCATAATCCAATATTTAGGATCTAACCATTGCTCTTTTTTCTCGAGTGCATAAAACAAAAATAAAAATCGCTTATCTTGGATGGTGCCATTCAGCACACCTTTCCCATAAGCGACCTGCGCATCAAATATTCCATCTCGTATGAAATTATTTGTTGATATACAAAACAATAACGGCTGAGCCCTTGATGATTGCGACTGCTTCATGTCGTCATAGAGCGATCGGTTCGTTATCGCTCCGAGCTCATCTATAACTACGAGTGAAGCATTATATGAGTCGAGCTTTTTAACATCAGAAGCTAGCGGTTTTATAATTCCCTCGTTAAGTGGCATATAAAGATCCGAAGCTCTTTTCTTGATGTGCTTCCGGAGTGCCGGCGAATGTTTCCTCATTCTCACAGCTTCATCCCATCCCTTTTTAGCCTGATCCATTTTCGTGGCCAAGAAGTATGCTTCTGGCGCACCTTCTCCGTCATTACACAAGTGATCAAGTGATACGCAAGATGTGGTTGTTGTCTTACCGTTCTTTCTTCCCATGAACCAGTTGATTTCTCTATACTGTCTCAATTTGTTATCATCAACGAATCCATATACAGCTGCCAATGCAGCTAGCTGAAAAGGTTCAAACTTTATAGGTGCTCCCATCTGCCCTTGCGATTGTTTACAAAAGAATTCCATGAAGTTTATATGCTTTGTGGCAACCTCTTCATCAAAATGAAATTCCCCAGTGTTTTTTTCGCTTGCGTTGGCCAAGATATCATACTGCTTTTTCACTAAATCATTTACAAGTACCTCCTTGTTGACTATTTTCGTGTAATAGTCCGTTATGTAGTTGCTCATTTCTTCCCTCGAATAAATGCGATAAATTCATCTTCTTGTTCAACATCTCCACCACTGCGCAGCTCTGCGATTTGTTTTATAACAGACTGGTAATTCTTAATGAATTTATCATGAACTTCTACAGCAGAGCTCTTCTTTTGTCCCCACTGATTATCACCATTTTTGTAAACTTCTACCACTCCATCACGACGAATTATAGCCTCTGTTTCCTCGATTTCCACCTTTAAAAACGCAGCGGTTGATATGAGTTCGGACGCTAAATCGTCTTGTTCGCCCAGTATTTTTTCAAGTCTTTGCTTCTCCTTTGAGATGCGAAGCTGACGTTGCCGTTCTGTATAGATTTGCTGGAATTGAGCCATTTTTTCACATCCCTTCTTGTGATTTTGTATACATCTTAATGCAAAAAGCTTGACCACACCCTCATGCACGCGTTACTCAACAAAACGAGTGGGTACTGGTCGGTCTGTTGTAATAGGGATACCTCATATTTTTTTAGGGGGGTTCCCTACTATCGGAAATCCATCAACATTAAATATTATTTTATCTAAGACTAAGTAGTCTTGCCGTTTGTTTCCTTGTTGCCTTGCTTGCTCTTGCTTCGTCTTCCTTGTGTGACACTCATGGCAGAGCAGTCTAAGGTTATCGGGGTTCAATGTTATGTTTGTATCATCTATGTTGTCCTTGGTCAGCTCTTCAATGTGATCAACTTCATTGGCAGCACGCCCACACTCCTGGCATCTGCCTCTGTCTCTCTCTATGATTAGCTGTCTCGTTTCTTTCCATGCTTTTGAATTATAAAAAGGTTTAGCAAATTCTTTAGCCATTGCCCATGTACCTTTCTTCGACAAAAGAAATGCGGCAGCTTTCGCCACCGCTATAACAATATTATTTAAGGAGTTTTATTATGGATTCCTCACATACACTATACACGACCGGTACCCTGTCTTTTTATGTCCTCTTTCTTTTTCTTATAATTTTATCGGCCTCAACTAAAGCTTTGCCATGAAGTTTATATATATACCTGCTATCGAATTTCATATCAGTTGCTATGTCGTCCCACTTCTGTAGCCTAATATACTTTCTCTGTAGCAGTTCAGATAATGTCGCATTTTCAATCATAAATATGACGCGTTCTATCTCAATTCGTTTTGTCCATAGCTTGTCAACTAAATCTCTCTGCACTTCTCTAAGTTCAATTAGTTTTGTTGCTGTAAATTCTGTTACTTGACTGATTCCACTTCCGTGTGGTTGAGAGTCATAATTGACTCCCTTAATCCCCAGTGTTTGCTCAATGTCATATATTTGTATCTCAGCCTGCCTTATCTTCTCAACGATTCTTTCATGCTGTTTCATAAATTCTTTTGCTGTCATATTTCACCTACCAAAACCAACCACTCTTTACAGAGTGTCTACGCTAACTAAGTCCTCAAAGCTGACCTGCTCTATTGCCGCCATGCGGATATATCCCTCTTGCCTATTAACTATCTTCCCTTTTCGCCACGTCTTTATTCTTGGTACTGGTTCTGTGGCTATCATTTGATATTCTTTATGTTCAAGTCCTGTGATTGGATTCTCAAACTTTCTAACCGAATCCTTGTCAAGCTGATATCCTTTAAAAGCTTTGGGTTCGTCAAACAACTGCGCAATACTCACATGTTCTCTCTTGACGATAGGCCTTTTCAGATTTCTGCTTGCTGTCCATCTTCTCTTTGTCGAGTTCTCCGGCTCTCTGAATGTTTGCTGAGTTTCCTTTACCAAATATTCTGCGAGCTCTGTATAGTTGCGCGACCTATCCAGCGTGGATAACCATATGTGCCCTAGCTTCCACTGCTTATCTATAATCGAACCATCTATGTAATTCATCACGATGTGATGATGTATTCTTTTGTTTTTATATTCCGTAACAGCAACGTAATAGAATTCCTTACCTTGCTTCGCATACTCTCGTCTCATCCTGTCAATAAATAAAGACAGCTGGTGTTTAGCCTCTTCAACACTCATTATCTCTGCGTATGTCAGAGTGGTGTGGAAATCTCCAGGAAAGAAGTTCATGTTTAATAATCTAGCTAGTGTCTTAACTGACAAGCGATCATTATATTTCTGCACAGCTTCATTGGTCTTATTCTTTTTTTCTTTTCTGCAACCTTTAGATGCTCTTAATGTCATCCTGATAGCAACATCTATTACAGCACCAGCTGCACATATCTCTCTAATTACTTTCGACATTTATCTTCCCGTCCTATTATGGTCCTATTATTAATACTCTAATGAACCTTTACTCCGGACTTGCACCGGACTGTTTTCTTCTATATATATATGTAGTTTTTATTTCCTAAGGTTATGC